TTAATATTAAGTAAACATTAAGTAAACATTAAGTAAACATTAAGTAAACATTAAGTAAACATTAAGTAAACATTAAGTATCGAACGGCTGGGTCCAACCTCTGGGTCCAGCAGGTGGTTGTTTCCGTAAGATACTTTTATGGTATTCGTATCTTACGGAAACCCACTGTCCGGGTAAACCTTGGTTAAAATTTTATTATGTTTTTTTAAAATACGGTAAAAAAACAGACATCGGTATTCTAGGACCCCGTCTGTAAAAATTTACCACATATGTTTTTATTTAAGGAAAGGGGGGTGTGGGCGATGCCCCCTATACCCCCTATATTTCTCCTATACTGCCATATATGCCCCTTTCTTTACAAATGAATACATTGTTGCTTTATAATTCGTTTTTATATGATAAATATTTTCTATTAAGATATTAGTTATGAAAAATAAAGATCAAATATTACTAGAGGAAGCATATGAATTGATATGTGAAAAGAAAAAAAGGAAAAAGAAAAAGAAAAAAGGTATTAAACATATTCCACAAAATTCTTTATATAGGGGGATTGGATATGGATATGGATATGGATATGGTTTAGGTTATGGTGAAGGTGGGGGCGAAGGTGATGGTGGTGGGGAAGAATAATTTTTAATATATGAAAAACAAAGATCAGATTATCCTTGAGGATATGTATTTAAAGACTCGTAATATTATCAATGAGGATAATAATGATTTGGTATTTGAGTGTGTGGTGGATTTGGATGTTTTGCAACAAAAGAAGGGTGTTTATATTGATTATCCTAAAGAGATACGTGTTAAGTATAGATTAGAATTTGAGTATAAGAGTTGGGGGATTTCTGGAGCAAGTGCTATAGTTTTGGGATTTGAGTCTTTTAATATTACTGTTACAGATGAATTTTTAGATTCTTTGAGTGATGAGGAGAGGGAAGTTAATTCTATTATGGATGATAGTTTTGCGGAGCACAAGAGGGAAATTGAGATAGTATATTCTAAGGATATGCGTGTTGAGTGGGGAAGGATTACTTCTGATAGTTATGGTCAGATAAGACCTAATTCTATTGAATTTTTCTTTGATGATGATTTTAAGGTAGAGTCTATTAATCTTACTTTTTAGATATAATTAAAGGTATGCAAATATATGTTCAAAAATTATCGGATCCTTTGGGGGAATGGTCTTTAGATGTTGATCCTTCTGATTCTATTCAAGGAGTTAAACAAAAAATTCAAGACGAAGAGCTTCCAACTGTTTATGATTATTTAAAAATCAAATTGTTCTATAACAGTGTTGAGCTTTTTAATGAGAGTACCTTATCAGACTATAACATTCAGAAATTCAGTCATTTGACTGCTATATATAAGGTTCCAGGGCGATCTGTTTTATATATGTCTTAAAAGTTTATATCCATATATACTTAGGTGAAAAATAAGTATTGATATGACAAAGAAAACAAATTGGAACTCTCGCATGAAGGGGAGTTCTAGTGATAAGCCAACAAGGAAAAAGAATCAAGGATTTATTACCTCATCATTTAGGGTTGAGGAGGTATTGGATGAGAGTGGGGAAGTGTTGGAAGATACTGTTATTAAGTTTGTATTTGGAGGACTTATAATATATTTGAGTATTGCGAATGCAATTAAGATGAATATTGATTTGGATAAGATATTGAAATTTAAGAAGTAATATTAATCTTCAATGATTTGTTCTATTTTACAATTATTAAAAACCTCATCTAGTCTTTCCATTGGATATAGTTTGTCTTTTGGTAGGTAATAGTTATTAATATTAAGAGAGGAGAAAACTTTTTTGGGTTGTTCTTTCATTATCTTTTTTGTTGTCCAGCCAAGGAAGTTTATATTATCCTCTGAGAGAAATTCTGCTAGAATGAGAATATCCGAACATTTATTGATTTCCCATTCTTTTACTAGGAGATTAAATGCTTTTTGATATGTTTTAACATCAAGGGTAACAATCTTCTTATCGTCTATTTTGATTTTGAAATCTATATGATTGTCTCCTTTGGGACGGAATTTGAGATCGGGTTTTAAATTATATCTTTTTCCAAGGGCGATTTCACCAGAGAGTCCTATTGTCTGTTCTCTGTATTTGTCATCTTTATAATATCTTTTTCCCTTTAGAGAATTTTCGGAATTGGGTTTATCTTTTCTATGGAGGTCTTGTCTTTCCTCGGCAATTTGTCTTGTGTTAGATTTTTGAATCATAGTAGATTTTTAAATATTTGTTCTAATACATTTACTGTTATAGTATTACCCATCTGTCTATAAGTATGTCTGTCTTTGGAATGAATAACAAATGTATCTGGAAATCCTTGAAGTCGAGCACATTCTCTTGGTGTAAACTTTCTTATAGTCTTACCATCTGGATATATAAATCCATGAATATCAATTAGATTTTGACAAAATATAGTTCCTTCATATCTAATTTTCTTTCTACCGAATTTTGTCTTTTTGTTTGCTTGTTTAACTTCTCCAAATAACTTTTCTATTTTAAAATTTTCTTGTTCTCTATGACAAACATTTATCATCTCTTCTGCAATTTGTTCTGATACAAAGTATTTGCTATCTGGAGATTGTTCTAAAATGTCTATGAAGTGTGATTGTTTTTCTATAAAACAAAAGTTATTTGGATTCTTATTAAGGTCTTTTCTAATTCCAATTCCAAAAACACGTTCCCTATTATGTGCAACTCCGAAGTTTTTTGAGTTTAGTATATAGGAATGAAAATTATAATTTTTTTCTATTCTTTCTTTTATTTGAGAATAAAAAGCACTAAACTTGTTATGTAGTAATCCTTTAACATTTTCAAACATGATATAATCGGGTAGAAGTTTATCGATAATATCTAGAGAATAGTTTACTAATAGACTTCTACCCTTGGAAAGATCTTGATTTCCAATAGAACTGACATCTTGGCAAGGAAATCCAAATACATATAAATCAACAGATTCTAGTTTATTTATATCTATTTTAGTAATATCATCATACCATACTTCGCAGGTATGATTTTTCATATAAGTTTCCTTTGCAAACTTATCAATATCACATGCCCATTTTACAACATGTGGTATATTAATATTTTTGAGTGCTTGCTCTGGAGAACCAATTCCGCTAAATGTTGTTCCTACTCGTAGTGTTTTCATATTTTATATCTTCCACCAATTTGGGACATTACCATTCTTTTCCCACTTTGCAAATTCTTTTTTATCTTTGAGGTAATATGTTCTATATGCCTTTACTGGATCGATGTTTTTATATTCTTCTGGCATTGCCTGTGAGGTAAATACTATTATGAATAATAAAAGACAATGTACTATATGTCAAAATATATTTCCAGCAACTACTGAATATTTTCATAAATCTAATACCTCCAAATGCGGACTTCATAGTAGATGTAAATCATGTAAGCAATTATTAGAAACGGAAAGAAGAAAGAAAAATCCAGAAAAAGCATTATTAAAAGACAAATTTTTTAGAGAAAAATATAAAGACAAAAGATTATCTTATATAAAAGATTACGCTCAAAAAAATAAAAAAAGATTAAACGAAAAAAGAAAAAAGAGATACCATAATGATCCAAAATATAAAATTAAACAAATATTGAGAGGTAGATTTTATGGCGTTATTATTAAAAAATACCAATCTTCTATGGAGTTTGGATGCTCTATTGAAGAGTTATGTTTATACATAGAATCAAAATTTTCAAATGGAATGTCATGGGAAAACCATGGAGAATGGCATATAGACCATATCAAACCCTGTTGTGCTTTTGATCTTACTGATCCAGAACAACAAAGAGAGTGTTTTCATTATTCTAATCTTCAACCATTGTGGGCTGTTGATAATTTGAAGAAAAACGGGAAATACCCTCAATAAACCAAGATGGTGTGGGTCGTCCTTTTTCCCATTTTGCAAAATTTGATTTTTCTTTAATATAATAAGTTCTATATGACTCTACTACATTTTTTGATTTATATTGATCAGGCATAGCACAAGGTTGATCTGTAAACTTCCCATCTGGAATAAGATAATCCATATTACATAATTTTTCAATTCCCTTCTGACATGAATGAATTTTACAATACCTTCTTGTATATTCATTACAAAGCTCAAGAGCATGAATAGACGCCCATTCATAATTTTTCTTGGTGTCCCCTACCCATCTTGTACAAGGATGATTTTTATGACCACCTTTTAATGGAGTTCCTTTTGCAGTTAAAGGCATGTCTTCTGGTGTTGCACCATGCCTTAAAACAGCACTTCCCATTTGTTGATATAATTCAACAACCATTTTCACTATATGTTTATCACAATATTGTTGTGCCGCTTCGATTGGATCTGTAGATAGAATAAAGATATTCATTTGTTATGTTTTATTGAATTTTTATTGAAATGTCAATAAAAAAAGTAAATATTTTTATATGAGAGACAACGATCAGATACTACTAGAGAGTTTATATATATCAGTATATAATGAAAATTCTTTGAATCCTGCCCAACAACAAGCACTTAGCAATCTATCACAACATTCACAAGACATAGCAAATCAGCTTTTAGATTACCTTTCAGAAGGTGCTCGTAAAGCAAGTTTTTATTATATATCAAAAACAAATGGAAGAGAAGGAAAGTATTATGTTGATCTTGGAGTTGACTACGGAACCGCAAAGCGTGAAAGTCATGATGCTATAAAAAAATATGTAGATATGTTGAAGGAATCAGATCCACAAAATCCTGATATTGAAGTTGGAGAAAAGATTTTAAATCCTCCTCCTTCTAATAGAAAAGCACCAGTTGATAGAAAAATAAATATAGGTCATGGTATATCTATTCAAGACACTGCTAAAGAACCTGGTGTATATCGTCTTTACATCTATGCATATTGTCAAAATGATATAGAGAAAGATGATGAAGGAAAAGCCGTAAGAGATTTTGAAGGAAATTTTGTTCGTTCTGCCGCAGGAAAAGTTGATGAGGTAGTACCACCTTCCAAACAAAAATCATTTAGCAGTGCCGAACAATTACAATATAAATTAAAAACTAAATTATCTAGATTTAGAAGATTTATACTTGATCCTGAAAACATATCGGGTGTTACCTATAAGGGTGGCGTTATGGAGTTTCAAAAATAGAATTTAAGATGCGTATGAAAAGCAAAGATCAAATAGTATTGGAAAGTTTATATAGCAAAAACATATTAAAAGAAAATGATCATTATGTGAACTTAAACGGAGATGTTGTTAAAAGACAACCAGAGCATAAAATGACATTAGGGGGAAAGGCTAATCTAAAAGGAGATGTTGTTCGTGATGAATATAACAACAGCGAAGATAAAGGAAATGTACCTCCTGTTGATTGGAAAACACAAATAAAAAGTATTATAAACGAAACAAATAAAAATTTAGGTGATCTTACACGTTCTGATGATCCTGCTTTAAAAGAAAAGGCAACAACTCTTTATACAATACTTCAACATTGGGCAAATTTAAACATATATGATTCACAAGGATCACCAGAAACCAGAAAGTTCGTATCTGATCAATTTGCTATTAGTCCTAGTCCTGTTACTAAACAATACGCTGATATGTCTGAATATCAACAAAATCAAATGAGATAAATAGTATAATGAGATGCAAAGACCAAATACTGTTGGAAAGTATATATGAGAATATTCTTTTGAAAGAGAATGAACAAGGCATGAAACTCTATAAAGGATATATTTTTCCTGATGGTCAAATTTTTAACGATTACGATCATGCAGATGCATGGGATAGTATACCGAACGGCATGGATTCAAAAAATGCTATAAAATATGTGGCTACACTTGGTAGCAACCCAGAAGTAATTCTTCAAGGCAAATTGAACAAGTCGATTGCTGATACTTTTGCTAGATATGGAGTAGAGCCGCAAAACATTCGTTATGGTTCGGTTGATGATGAGATGAAAGTTATCAATCAACAAGTAATTGACAAGAAATTATCTGAAATCTCTAATACTTTTATAGATGTAGGTGGGGGATATAAAGCTAGATTGAGAAAATATAAAGGCACTGAACCATTGTACACACACTTTAGAACACCAGCAGGTGATTTTTATGAGATAAAGGGCGGTATATCACCTAATGAAATCAAGTTTTATGGTGGATTTGAAAATTTAGCTTCTGATAAATATGTTAAAAAAATAGATAAATATACAGTGATTGGTTTATTTGATAAATTTGTCGGTGATAATTTTTCTGTTTATTAATATTTTTTATGAAAAACAAAGACCAAATATTATTGGAAGGTATTTATAATGAAGTTTTTTTAGAAAAAAAAGAAACTCTTTCGATTGACGAATTTATAGATAAGCGTTCTGCTGGTGCAAAAAAGATTCAGCATCAAGCCGAAGCAAAGGGTGGACCTGCATTATTAACATCTGTACATTTCAAGGCAAAGGAAAAGCCATACGAATATTGTTCAAATAATTTTGATAGTCTTGAAAATATTACAAAGAAAGCTGATGAAGTATTTGATAAGTTAAAGAATTGGAAAGAAATGTCACAAAGAGATTTTCAACACTACATGGGTGTGCTGGAAGCATATGGAGAGATTGTTATAAAGATAAAAAAACCAAATAGTTTGATTGATTGATATGTCATATAAAATAAAAAAATTAGAAACTCTTTTTATTGAAGCTTGTTGGAAAAATTACAAACAAGTAGGAATGAAAAAGAAGGGAAAGAAAATGGTTCCCAACTGTGTTCCTAAGAAAAAGAAATCCTAAGAAACAAGTTCAAATTCAAACTTAAAAGGTTTTTTCATAGGTCTAATAAAGAATGAATCCGGATGTTTACCTAGATACTGAAGGGTTACAGGGCAAAGAGTTCCTTGCATTTCTTTATATTCATATAAGGCCCAGTCGTTATCCATGTCTTCAACTTTGGTAATTTCTACCATATCCTGTGCTTCTTTTTCTAAAGAGAACTCGATGTCGATACCTCTATGACTTCCTGCCCAAACACCCTTTTCTTTTAGAATGAAATCAATCAATTCACTAAAACCACCCACAAAGGGTTCTTTTTCGATAAATTTTGAGGCATCATCGAACATCCATAGTCCTTGGTTCTTGTATATCTTGAGTGTCATCATTTGATTTTGGTGTTAATAAATAAAACTTTATCATATCCCTGTCATCTATGTCAACATCAAAATTATCAGAAACAAAAGAATTCTTCATGAATCTATCATATAATCTAACTCTACTAGTGTCTTTTTTAGCAGCAGAGAATTTTATATGTTTATATTCTCCTCTATATTCTTCAGTAAATCTTTTAAATATATTTGCAACAGCACCAAAAACCTTATGAGATGATCCAACTCCTACAATAGACAAAGGATTTTCAAACTCATCTCCTATTATTGCAAATATAAAAGATGCTATTTTTGTAGCATTATCAATAGTAATTAAAACCGAATATTCATATCCATCTATATGAAATTCATATTCGACGTCCTTTTCATGTCCTTTATTTTTTTCAGATTTTTTAATATCTTCTGGTGTATAATCAAAAGACTCTGATATAGAAAAAAAAGACTTGAAAGACATTTTTAGTTTTTGATTCCCTCTAAACCAGCTTTTAGATCTTTATAATAATCTCCTAAAGCGTTTTTTAGTGTGTCTGGAATTTTTTGACCGTATAATACAAGGTAGTGTGCATATCTCTTAGCATATTCTTTATCACCAGCTATGTCTTTAATTATTTCTTCACTTGCTGGTTTTTTAGATTTGATGGCTTGTTCATATGCTCTAATTGCTTTTACATATGATGTAGGCTCTTCTTTTGGTACTGCTTTATTTGCTAAATCAGAAATAGATTGACTTGGTACTGCTTTATTTGCTAAATCAGAAATGGACTGATTTGGTTCTGCGTTAGCGTCTCCTAAACCACCCATTCCCAAAGCAGCAGCAAGTGCCATAGCTTTTAATCTGTTTTCTTCTATGATATTATATGCTTCTTCTAAATTTAAAATATCTTTGCTTTTTCTCATGGATTCCGCAGACATTTCAGTTTCTCCTTCTTCACTAGAATCTTCGGATTCGTCAGATTCATCTTTGTTTTCTTCTGATTCCGAAGAATTTGTATCAGAAGAAAGATCTTCTTCTGTTTCGTTTTCAAAACTGCTCATATCATCTTCTTCTTTTAAAAGAATCTTTAGATATGTATCTTGTAATTTTAATCTGTCTGTGTTATTCATAATTTTAAATTTCTGTTGGATCTTTTCCTTCTATAATACCAGCGGTTTTTCCATGTTTGTATAAGTTTGGATATTTGTCTTCTGGATAAAGTTTTCTAAATTCCTCTTCGGCTCCTTTGCTGTCAACTGCTAAAAGAAGTTCGTTTAAAGTTACATCGGAAAGTTCTTGTGGTCTATATCTATTATACGGAAGAGGTGCAGGGGCCTTTTCTGGCTGCCCTTCAAATCTAGGAATTCTTCTATTTGTTTCCCAAAATAATCCACTAAGAGTTCCTCCCTCTCCAATAAAGACAGAAGTTCTAAATGGTAATATCTTTTGCTCTTCTGCTTTTGCTTTTTTCTGTTTTAAATATGCATTAAACTCTCTTTGTCTCATTTTAGGAATTCCTCTTTCTTCTCCCTTTTGATTTGGATAAAAACCAGAACCTGGATTGTAATATCCTATATGAGCACCATCGTCCATTGATAAAACTTCATATCGTTTCGCCCAATAAAAAACAGATTGACTTTTACTTCCTTCATATGTTTTTTCTCTTCTACTTCTGATTACTGCTTCTACGTCTGGTAGAGCTTTCATCAAATCTCTGAATAAATAGTAATGATCAGCAGTTCTTCCTTCTATTTTAACTTTTTCTTTTAGTTTTGGATCCCATTTAAATAGATAATCATCTACTTTAACTCCGGAAGTAATTAATGAATTTGGATCGTCTTTTTTAATTATAAGAGAAGGATCATTATCCGTGGTTGTTGTTAAGTTTAAAAGAAGTCTTATTATATCTTCATATGATAATTCTTCACCTTTTACAAGAAACTCTTCTCTTTCTTTATCAAAATTGTTTATGATATTTAAAGTATCTCTAGCAGCTTCAATATTATTAGGATCTTTTTCTAATTCTTCTATATTTTTATTTATTTTTAATGCTGCTTCTGCTTTTCTTTCTGTAACATCTTCTTTGTATGATGGTTTATTTGTAGCCTTTTCTACAGAAGGCATTGTAGAATATTTTGGCATTAGTGGCCTATATGCCATTTCGCTTATTGTATTATAAGCATTTTCTAAAAGAATAGTATCTTTATTTCTCATATTGTTTTATATATTTACACAATATTTATTTAAAATATATATTTTTATTAAAAAATGTAAACTACTTAGGTAAATTATAAACATGACGATTAGAGAACTAATACAAACTGTTGATGAAGTACGTGATGTGCTTGTTGAAAAATTCATTGACACTTTTGATAGAAAACCAAAAAAAGAAGAGCTTTTAGAATATGTTAAAAAGATATATAAAGAACAGTCAGAGAGTGACATATTAGAACAATTTTTTTTAGAAGACTTTGAATTTCCAGAAGACTTTGGAAAACTTTTATTGGTATTTTCTGCTACTATAGAGTAGTTTTTTTATTATAAATAAAAGAAGAAAATGATTCTAGTGAAAGTTTAGCATCTCTTATCTTTGCTTTGTAATCGTAAAGTTTTTTAATATATCCAGTGTGTCTAAGTCTTTTAAATGTTAAGTTTCCTATAGAAAATTCTCCATTAGATTCAAGTCCGGTTTTTCTTAAATTCTTTATCTCATCTCTTATTTTTTTTAAAGACTCCATAGAAGCATTGTTTTCTATGGCATTGTCTATTATTCTTTGAATTTTTTTTGTTTTTTCTATAACTTCTTCATCATTTAGAGTTACATTAGAATGTACTGGTTTAGAAACCCATTCATCTTTTTGTAGATCAAATATTGCTTTTCCTTTTAATAATTCTTCTTTGTATTTAATGTTTACTTCTACTCTATATCCCTTTATGTATATTTCATGTTCTTTGTTATATACTTTAGATTTTGTGTCAAAGTAATCTTGAATAGTTTTATCTCCACATAATTTTTGCGAAGGAAGTGCAATTATATGAAGGTCTAAATCACTATCAGAAGTCCAGTTATAAGAACATATAGATCCGGTTAGGTATATATTCTTAATATCTATGGGAAGTTCTATTCCACTCAAAAAATCGTTGGCAATTAAAAGCAACTTTTTTTGTATTGGTTGATATAATCTATTTTTAATGTCCCATAAAAGAGGATTTAATTTTTCGATTCCCATGTTCTTTTGCTTTATATTTACACCTATTATTATTTTTATATTATAAAAAACACTAAGTTGAGTGTAAATATAAATACCGATGCCATGATACTTCAGATAAAATATATTTTTGCTGTTTTTATTATGTTTTTTAGTTCTAGTGTTTTCTTATATAATATTACTGGAAAAACAGAATGCTTTTGGTTTATATTAGCATTGTTAATATTAGGTAGTATATTAGGCATATTCACATATGCCTTTTTGTTTTATCTAGCAGATAGTTTGTTTATAAAATATAAAAATATAAACAAACATTGAATTAATATAATCTTGTAATAAATAACTGTGATATGGAAGATAATACTTTAAAAGAAGAATTTTTATACTTGGTTACAAGCAAAGATAAAGATGAGGTTGGTAATTCACATGTTGAAATTGCTCAGTACAGAAAAGGTGCATTTTGGTTTTTTGGTTGGGAACATCCTGAATTAGTAGAAAAGTTTGAATCGTATAAAGAATTAATAATTGCTATTAAAGAGTAATAGTTTTGGTAAGTACTTATATATTTTAGTATATGAGTAACTACACCTTCAATAATATTGTTTCAACTTCTCCTACAAATTGTAATGTAGGATATAATAATTCTTGGTTAAAAGTGGAAAATAATGCAGGAAGAGAAATATTTTCTCAAGCATCGTATATAACCAATTTAAGTGATATTAATATCAGCTTATCCGCATCAAATCTTTCTATTGGAAATGTTCATATTGCTGATCATAATACAGGATTAAATGCGGATGTTGTAAATGTTGGAATCGGTTCTGGTGCATTAAGAGTAATAACACAAGATTTAGAATCTACTCAAGATGACGTAACAATAGGAGATCGAAATGGCAATTTTGCTGACATATATCCTTCATTAAGTGCTTTGAAGGTTTATGTGACTAATCCAATTGTGAATGTTCCATATTCTTATACATTATGTGAAACAAAAACAACAGGAAATCCCTCATTTACTCCTAAACAAATTTTAATACACAATTCAGCTAATTCTGATGTAAACGTTGATTTGACATTAACTAGTGGATTAAGTTGTTCGATTCCAATTGGAAAATCTTCTACAGGAAATCACATTGTTTCAGTGAATCTTGCAGTTTCACAAGTCAATAACTATAATGGATGTAGTATTAACTTTTTTGCATAATTTATGTTTGCTTTAATTGTTGGTTTTGCTGCTTTGATAGTAGCAAGTTGTGCTGCATTTTTTTCTGTACAAGGACTTGCTACTCTTTATGCTGGTCAATTTATTTCTGTGTGTATAATGACTAGTGGTTTAGAATTTGGTAAATTGATAGCTGCTAGTTACCTTCATAGGTATTGGGATAAAACAGCATTTTTATTAAAAACATATTTGATATTGGCCGTTATTACACTAATGGGAATTACTTCTTTAGGTATATTTGGATTTTTAACATCTGCATATCAACAAAGTCATGTTAAAGTAGAAATCGTAGATACAAAAAAAGCAGCACTTGATTCTACAAAACAAACATTATCAGATGATATATCAAATCTAAACAAAAGAATAGAAGTTCTAAATAAAGCAAGAGAACAACAAGAAAAAAGAGTTTTGGACTCTGGTAATTACAAAGCACCAAGAGAACAAGCATACGCAGCAATAGAAAAAACAAATATAGAAGTTAAAGAACTCCAAGAAAAAATAGACGAAAAAACTAATAATATATCATCTTTGCAAACAGAATTATTGTCTTTAAAGGTTGAGGAAACAAAATCTACTGACATAGGTACTTTAAAATTCGTGTCTATTCTCTTTAATAAAGACATATCAACCATTGTGAAGTGGTTTACTATTATAATAGTTTTAGTCTTTGATCCATTGGCTATATCTTTGGTGCTTGCGTATAATAATATCGTTTCTAATAAAGAAGTTACCGTTTTTGAAAAAAAAGAAAATATTTTAAACTTTTTTAAAAAAAAAGTCTTTAAAAAACAAGCGGTAAATGCTAATTATAGATTGTGATTCTTCATCTATAATATGCGATACAAAACTACTATTAGAAATTATGTTAATAATAATAATAGAAATTATAGAGATTTTTTTGAAGAATACGAAGTCGATGCTTACGACGAAAATCTTTTAAAAAAAGAAAAGTCTTCTTTTTTTAAATTTTTAATTCGTTTAAAAATTCTAAATAGAAGAGCAAAAAGATTCGTTAAGAGTTTTTTTTAAAATTATGTGTTGACATATGAATATGTTTGGAGTAATATCGCCAAACATCAATTTATGACAACACCAATTGAACAAGCAAAACAACAGCTAATAGACTCTGCTATTTCTTTGAGAAATAAAGGAAAAACAAATACAGAAATCTCTAAGATTTTGAATATTCCTCGATCTACTTTGTTTGATTGGATTGGTGGAAGTATGAAAAAAATAATCATGG